TGAGGCTTATGGATTTTTGAAGGGTCCAAATGATATGTTGCAATATTATGAAAATAGATATAAGCAAGCTATCGAAGGATTCTCATTAGAACAAATGGGAAGAAGACGAACTGATGAGTTTCTTGACGGAGAACCTCGTATAGCTCGTAAACCACAATAAGGAAAAACAAGTATGGCTATTACACAAGCGTTACCAAATAGTTTTAAAAAACAATTATTAGATGGTGATCAAGATTTTTCAACGTTGGGTGCTGGTGGTGATAAATTTAAGTTAGCTCTTTATGTATCAACTGCAACATTAGGTGCAGCAACAACTTCATTTACAACTGTTGGACAAGTTAGTTCTTCTGGAACTAATTACACATCAGGCGGAAAAGCATTAGTAAATTCTGGAACATCTGTTGTATCAACAACAGCTTTTACAAGCTTTGCTGATTTATCTTTTCAGAACGTTACATTAACTGCAAGAGGTTGCTTGATATATAATACTTCATTTTCTAATTCTGCAGTTGCAGTATTAAATTTTACAACGGATAAAACAGCTACTTCAGGAACATTCACTATTCAATTCCCAGCTTTCACTAATACATCGGCTATTATAAGAATAGCTTAATTAGGAGTTTTCTTACATGGCCAATACAACTTGGGGTCAGTTAGGTTGGAGTGCAGGAACCTTTGGTGGATTAAATGAGGTTACTATTCAAGTAACAGCTCCTGGAACACCTACAACTTGGGGATCAAATAGTTGGGGTCAATTTGGTTGGGGAGAAAACGTAGGCCTTTCAACTCTTCAAGGAAATGTAACTGTTGATATAATAAGTATTGCAAATGTTACAGGACAATTATTAAATACATCTTTAAATTCAGTAACTGTCACAGGAACAGCTAATATTTCTTTAACAGGACAACAATTAACTACCTCTTTAAACTCAGTCACACCAATAATAGATGTAAGTACTTCTTTAACTGGACAACAATTAACATTATCTGAAGGTATAGTAGACCCGGCTCCTGATGCTGAAGTAACAGGAATACAATTAACTACCACACTTAATAATGCAGTAAAAATAGATATAGCTGTTGTTGGTATTTTAACAGGACAACAATTAACAACAACATTAAATTCTGTATCTATAGATTTAAACACCCCTGTTAATGTAACAGGTCAAAGTTTAACACTAGCTTTAAATTCAATATCTACTAAAATAGATGTTTCTATAAATGTAACTGGATTTAGATTGACAGGGGCAACCGGACAGTTATATGTAACGGCTTGGGCTCCAGTTGATCCTGGTCAATCAATAAATTATACAGGTGTAAATACTGGTCAATCCGTAAATTGGACAGAAGTGGCTGCATAAATATAGGGGTTGTATTAATTGACAAAAACTGATAAATATTTTAATAAGAACAAAATAAGGATTTAAATGGCTGTAATATATTCATCGGACCTAAAACTATCTATTATATCTACTGGCACAGAAGCTGGTGTATGGGGCCAAATTACAAATACAAATTTATATCTATTACAACAAGCAATTGGTGGATACGAAGCAATTTCTATTGCTGGTGGAGCTCAAACAACAGCTCTTACAATGTCTAGTGGTGCAATTTCTAATGCAAGAAATGCAGTTATAAAATTAACAGGAACAATCACAGGAAACCAAATTGTAACAGTTCCAACGAGTATTGAAAAAACATACATTGTATCTAATGGTACAGTAGGTGCATTTACAGTAGAATTTAAACAAGCAGGTGGTACAGGAGTTACATTCGCAGCTGCAGATAAATCTACAAAAATACTATTTGCAGATGGAACAAATATTGTGGATACAGGAAATACTACTCCAATTATTACTCAAATTAATGACACTAATGTTAATGAACAAATTAAATTTACAACAACTGCAAGTGCAGTAAACGAATTTACAATTACAAATGCCGCAACAGCTAATGCCCCTGAAATTTCAGCGACAGGAAGTGATACTAATATTGACCTTAAAATCACTCCAAAAGGTTCTGGTAAAATAAATTTAGATGGAATTAAATTTCCAAATGCAGATGGATCTTCTGGACAATTTTTAAAAACAGACGGATCAGGTTCTTTAAGTTTTGCAGACTCTGGTCTTGCATGGCAATCAGTTGTTACAACAAGTACTATAACTGTTGTAGCAGGTAGAGCATACTTTATAAATACAACTTCAGCTGCTTGTACAGTAACTTTACCTTCAGGAACACCTACTGCAGGGGCTCAAGTTCAATTAGTAGATTACGCAGGAACTTTTGATACTAATGCGGTTACAATAAATCCAAACGGAAACAAAATAGAAGGTGGAACAAATAATTTACAATTAACAGGAGATAGAGAAGGAGTAATTTTAACTTATATAGACGCAACACAAGGTTGGTTAGCAACATCAGGAATTAACGAAGGAACAGATGCTTTATCACCCTCACCTTATTCAGTAGATTTTTTAGTAGTGGCTGGTGGAGCAGGAGGAGGTGGATATTATGTAGGTGGAGGAGGTGGTGCTGGTGGATATAGAACATCTACTCAAACAGTATCGGGAGGAGCAGTGATTACAGTAACAGTCGGAGATGGTGGTGCTGGTAGTGGTGGAGGTAGTGGAGTAGCAGGAGTTTCTGGTTCAAATTCTTCAATATCAGGTTCAGGATTATCCACAATAACTTCTGCTGGAGGAGGTGGTGGTGGTACAGAATCTCCAAATGTTGTAGGAAATAGTGGTGGTTCAGGTGGTGGTTCTTGTCATACTTTACCAAATGCTGGACTTGGAAACACTCCAAGTACTTCTCCTAGTCAAGGTAATAATGGTGGTTCTGGTGCTGGTACTAGTGGTCCAAGACAACCTGCTGGTGGAGGAGGAGGTGCTGGGGCAGTAGGTGTTAGTGCTTCTGCTGGTGCAACTGCTGGTAATGGAGGTAATGGTACTGCATCTTCAATTACTGGTTCTTCAGTAACTTATGCTGGAGGAGGAGGTTCTGGAACACAAGCAACTCCTGTTACTTCAGGAGGAACTGGAGGCGGTGGAAATGGTTCAAATGGTGCAGGTTCAAATGGTACAGCAAATACTGGTGGTGGTGGAGGTGGTTCTGATAGAACACCTTTTTCAAGTGGAGGTTCAGGTGGTAAAGGAGTTGTTATATTAAGTATGCCTGACGCAAGTTATTCAGGAACTACAACTGGTTCTCCAACTGTTGCAACAGGAGTTTCAGGAAAAACAGTTTTAACATTTAATGGATCAGGAAGTTACACCGGATAATTTATGGCATCATTCGCAAAAATAGGATTAAATTCAAAAGTAATAGAAGTACTTTCAGTTAACAATGAAGTATTAAAAGATTCAAATGGAGTTGAGCAAGAAGTTAATGGAATTGATTTCTTAACAAAATTAACTGGTTATCCTTTATGGAAACAGACATCATACAACACTAAGGGTGGAGTTCATAATAATAATGGAACACCTTTACGAAAAAATCACGCAGGAATAGGTTATACTTATGATGAAAATAGAGATGCTTTTATACCACCTAAAGGTTTTAATTCTTGGGTATTAAACGAAACAACTTGTAATTGGGAAGCACCAATATCTAAGCCAGATAATAATAATGTATATATTTGGAATGAACAAAATTTATCTTGGGATTTAAAAGAATAGTATTATATTAAAAAACGAAACGAAAGGAAAGAAAAATGGAAGCAAAAATAAACAGTATATTTCCAACACCTATTTACATATCTAAATTAGACAGAGAATTAACTTCATTAGAATTAGATTTTGTAGATAAGTCAAAAAAAGATTTTACGGGAAACGAAGGTAATATTACATCAAAAGATAATTATATTCTTAATCAAAAAATATTTGCAGATTTAAAAAAAGAATTACAATTAAGAATAGAAGATTACTTTAATAAAATAATATGTTCAAAAAATAACATTACACCATATATTACTCAATCTTGGTTAAACTACACAGAAACAAATCAATATCATCACAAACATTCTCATAACAATTCTTTATTATCAGGAGTTCTTTATATTAACTGTAATGAGGAATTTGATAAGATTAAATTCTTTAATGATAATTATAAAACAATTTTACCAGATATTAAAAACTGGAATTTATGGAACTCAGAAACTTGGTGGTTTCCTGTTAAGACTAAAGATATAATATTATTTCCTTCATCTTTAACTCACATGGTAGAAACAAAACAAGGTACAAATACTAGAATTAGTTTAGCTTTTAATGTTTTTATAAAAGGAACAGTTGGAAACAATATAAATTTAACTGAACTTATATTATGACAGTAAGAAAACTATCTATTGCTACAACCATAAAACGATACACTAATGAGAATGGTTTTTCTTGGGGTATTAATACAGTAATGAAATCTTTAGCACCTGATGCTAGTTTTGATTTAACATCTGCTGGTGGAACATTTATTATAGATAGATGGGATTCAAATTTACCACAACCAACATCTCAAGAAATTAGAGACGAATATATAAGACAACAAACTATAGCTGAGTGTATTGAATATTTTAAAGAAAATACTGGTTTTAAAGGGTATATTAAAAAATTATTTAAATAGTTAAGTAGTTAAGTAGTTAAGTATTTGATATATAAGCTTTCTGGCTTTTATAAAATAATCATGTATAGTACTGCCTTATGCCATTAAAAAAAATACCATTAAAAGCTGGATTTAATAAACAAGATACCTCAACTGCTGCAGAAGGTCAGTGGATTGATGGTGATTTTGTTAGATTTAGATATGGTTATCCTGAAAAAATAGGTGGATGGCAAGAGATTTTAGATAAGGAATTAGCAGGAGTTGCAAGAGCACAACACACTTGGACAGATTTAGAGGGAAATAAATATGCAGCAATAGGAACTAATAAATTATTAGTTATTTATTTTGAAGGTGCATTTTATGATATTACTCCACTTGGTACAACCTTAACTAGCGCTACTTATTCATCAACAACAGCATCTACAACAGTCACTATTACTAAATCAAGCCATGGGCTTGCAGTTGGTGATTATATTAAATTTACAGCAGCAACAACACCAGGACCAACTACAACAAGTTATACATCAGCAAGTTTTACAACAAATATTTTTGAAGTAAAAACAGTTCCATCTACTAGTACATTCACACTTACAATGCCAACAGCTGAAACTGGAACAGGTGTTACAACGGCTGGAAGTTTATCTTTTGCTCCATATGTGAATATTGGACCGGTATCTCAAACTTATGGTTATGGATGGGGAACATCTACTTGGGGCACCGTTGCTTGGGGTGTAGCAAGTACTTCTTCTACTGTAGTATTATCACCCGGTAACTGGTCATTTGATAATTTTGGAGAAATATTAATTGCAACAATTAAAAATGGTAAAACATTTTCATGGAATCCAGCGACAGCAAATCCATTAACAGTTAGAGCAGTAGTTATAGCTGGAGCTCCAACAGCTTCTACTATGACTATAGTATCAGATAGAGATAGACATTTAATTGCACTTGGAACAGAGACAACAATTGGAACTACTTCTTCACAAGATCCAATGTTTATAAGATTTTCAAACCAAGAAGATTATAATACTTGGGCACCTACTGCAACAAATACAGCAGGTACATTTAGATTAGATACAGGAAATTACATTGTCGGAGCTGTACAAGGTAAGGATTATATATTTATTTTAACAGATCAAGCAGCTTATGTTATGCAATTTGTTGGACCTCCTTTTGTATTTTCAATTAGACAAGTGGGTACAAACTGCGGATGTATTGGCCAGCATTCAATAGTCTTTGCACAAGGTGCTGTATTCTGGATGGGTTTCGGTGGAGGATTCTTTGTTTATGATGGTACTGTTAAACAATTGCCATCTCTTGTTGAAGATTTTGTATTTACAACAGGTGGAACTAATTTGGGTATAAATTACAATGCTTCAGATATTGTCTATGGTTCTCACAATAGTTTATATAATGAAGTAATTTGGTTTTATCCTAGTGCTAATGAAACTCAGATCAATAGATCTGTAGTTTATAACTTCGTTGAAAATACTTGGACTACAATGTCACTTTCTAGAACAACTTATTCAGATGCTCAAACTTACGATAAACCATATGCGACTAAATATTTATCAACTGGAACTCCAACCTTTCCAACTATTAATGGAGTAACTAATACATATGGATCTTCAGAATATTATGAACATGAAATAGGTGTTAATGAAGTAAGTGCACTTGGAGTTAAAACAGCTATCTCTGCATATATTGAATCTGGAGATTTTGATTTAGATATAGAAGGAGATGGTCAGTATTTAATGAAGATAAATAGATTTATACCTGACTTTAAAATACTTACAGGAAATGCTAAAGTAACATTATTGTTAAGAGATTATCCATCTCAAACACAAAATAGTCAGATGCTTGGACCCTATACTGTAACTTCATCTACAACTAAGATAGATACTAGAGCAAGAAATAGATTAATGAGTATTAAAGTAGAAAATGACTCAACAGATGAAAACTGGAGATATGGATTATTTAGAGTAGATATTCAACCTGATGGAAGAAGATAATGGCAAAAATTACAACATATATACCAGAACCAAGTCCAGAGTATTCTCCTGAGAATCAAAGACAAGTTCTACAAGCTTTAGAGACATTAAAAGATCAATTAAACTTTTCTTTCCAAGAAGATTTAAGACAAGAACTACAAAGATTCACTTGGTTTAACATGAGGTTTGGCTGCTAATGAGTTGTGATAATGTAAATTCGGGTCCTAGTAATCCAGCTTATGTTGCAATAAGTGGAACTAATGTAGATGCCTTTGGAAGATTAAGAGTTTCTCAACCATATACATTATTTGATTCTCAAAATAGATACGCAATAGATCCTCAATTTGATACATCAACTGTGTCAGGTGGATCTACAACTTATTTACCTAATGAATCATCTGTTAGAATGGAT